CAGCTTCACATAAAACACAGGAATTATTTGAACGAGCACCTTCAATAATCCCAATTTTCCCATTTTCACATATTTTACAATCTATTTCCAATGTTAATCCGGACTCATCGCTGTATTTACCAATTGAACATGTTAAACATTCAGAATCGCTTGTAAGACCAGTTGAAAAACTATATTTACCCTTTTCACAATCATTACATATTATCTTTTTTCTAGCCCATTTACCAATTTCGCACAACTCACATGTTTCACTACCTATATCACTAATTTTACCGGGTTCACATTCATTACAATCATCTTTTTTATCTGAACCTAGTTTTATAGAATATGTACCTTTATTACACGAATTACAATTACTTGAACCTTCCAAATTTGAATAATATCCCCGTGGACAATCTATACAATAAATAGAATAATCTCCATTTGTAAATTTACCAGACTTACATTTATTGCAAAAAAAACTTTCTATTTCATTAGAAGCAAACCCGGGTGAACAATCTTTGCATATACCTCCAATAATATCTGAATATTTACCATATGTACATTTTTTACATGTATTATTTTCCAGTCCTCTACCCTTTGCACACCCGGCTAATGTTATATTTATAATTTTTTTAATGTATCCACCATCTTGATTTGGTAAAATTAACATTTGTCCATTTATAAGGTTTATATTTGATATATTAAAATTATAAAATGATTGATAATAACGATAATTATTACCATTGTTAATATAGTTTCCAAATTTTTTATGAGTATTTAAGTCCAACGTTAAATCCTTTGTGTTAATTCTAGAAAATCCATTTTGTTGATGCTTTGTAGAAATTATTGGATATAAAAATCCGGTTTTTTTGTTATATTCTATTTTAGTAATAACACCCCATTCTGTTGGAAATTTTAAAAAATCTACATTACAGTTTTCATTTAGTTTGATTTTATTAAAGTTAAAATCATATTGATACAATTCACTCGTTAAGGACCCTTTAACGATATATATTTTTTTATCTTCAAAATTAAAAGCAATATCATTAATATTATTAATACCGTCCAATGTTATTAATTCACTATTATTAATAGAAATTGGAATACTTGTATTAATTTTTAAAATCTTAGAATCACTATATCTATCATCTTTTATAAAATATATATATCCATCATTTAATGTAAATGACATTCTAATATTATTAAAATACTCTATTTTTTCGTATGTATTACCTATCATATATGGGTCTTCGATAGTTTCTCTTGTTATTTTTTGAAAGTTATCTAATAATTCAATATTTGGCTTTGTTATGTCTAATTTCAATATACCAGTATAATATGTACCAAATCCTAACCATAAACTATCACCATCGAAAACAGTTGAGGTTGTTAAAGAATTAATATATTTATAATTAAAATAAGTACTATGTGAAAAAGTAGGTAAATTATTTAAATTTTTTAGTATTGTTCTGTCAATGAATGTAAAAGTATTTAGATTAACTCTAACGATACTAGTATCAAAATTATAATTAGATTCACAATCGAATTTATTATTTCCCCCATAAAATAATATGTTATGTTTTTTATCTATACCACAAGTTACTATATTATCGTTACCTTTACCACCAATTGCAGTAGGGTATGTCTGTGTGTTATCACCAATAAGTAAACTACCAATAAATGTTTGACTACGTATATCAAATTTCATAATTTCAACATATTTTTTACTTAAATTACACATTTGATTTTTATTAGAACTTTGATGATTATATTGATAAGATGATGATATAAAATAAATATTATTATCAAACGATTGTGTACATCCAAAACCAACGGGAGGATATGAATTTGTACTTGTAAAAATCCCACCAGTTGGTATATCAAAGTATTGTACATTACTATCATTTCTTAACATATATGTACAATTACATAAATGTAAAAGAAAAAATAAAAATATTATTATTTTCATTATTAATATAATATTAATAAATAACTTTAAATTTTTTATTATAAATATGTATAATGCAAAATAGAAAAAGCAGGACAAGAAATAATACATTAAATGTTAGTACAACCAAAGCGGGATTACCTCCATCATCAACAACTCCTGGTAGTCTTTCGTCATGTTATAAAACTAGGGGGGATTTTATGTTTAGTTTTAAAAATGGAATTAAAATTCCCAAATTTTATGATTTACCAACATTTGATTCACTAGTTCCATTTTCAAACGAACTAACTTCTGAACAAACAAAAACAATGAATTATTTTACAAAATATCCATTAATTAAGGAAAAAAATAATTATAGTGAAAATATAATTCCTTATTCTATTGTTTATCTGAGACAAAGTGATTTTGATAATGGTACTGTTAGATTAACAACACCGGCTATCTATATTTTACAAGAAAATATAGTATTTAATCCTAACCCAAATGATGATTTTTTTGCTAGACCAGACCAGATGCAAAAATATCCAATGGGTAGTAGTGGACCATATCATTTAGGATTTTTCGCAGCAATAACCGTCGAAGCTGATAATATTTTATTAGATTTAAATAATAAGACACTAAGACAGAGTAAATTGCATAACGTACAGCAAAGATTTTATGCTAATATAGAGTTAGCTAGTTCCCCTTTTATACCAAATCAAGGACCAGGTAATTTTGGAAGTACTATTAATATTCCCAAAAATATAATTATAAAAAATGGATGTTTGGGTTTATCATCGCATCATGGTATTCATGGAAATAAAATGGAAAAGGTTATTTTGCAGAATTTAGTATGTAAAGATTTTGAAGTTGCTGGTATAGCTTTAAATGGTACAAACAATACCATTATGGATAATATAGTTTTATTAGGAACATCCTTAGATATAAAAGTTTTATCAACATATTCATCTGGTAGATTTATTCGGAATTTTTTAAAAAAACTACCCGATAACCACAGTGACCCAATTTTATATAAAAATAATGTTACTAAAAATCTTACTACTATTTTATCTGATTTAAATTCAAAATTGGATGAAGTAAAAGTTGCGGTTGAAAATAACAATTCTTTACCCAATAGTATTTTTAAAAATATGACGGGTGAGTATGATGGTAATGTATATGGAATCGTATTAAATAGAAAGGGTGTTGTGATAAATGATTTTATTACAACTTTGGGTGATGTAACTACTGGTAACAGAGATGTATTTTTAAATAATATTACAATTAAAAATATAATTTCAACACCACTCGAAATTGTAGGAATCACTTGTCCAGACCCTCAACCAGGTGCTTATGGAAAAAAATCACAAGTAGGTCCCGCAGGTGATGTATTACAAATATCAACTATTTCTGATAGTAATGGTAAATATGTACCAAATGTTTTATCTGATGCAAAATTATTATTGGGTAAATATAATTATCCAAAACAAGGTACAACTTGTATCACACCTGAAGTTATAGATTGGGTCGAACAATGTAAGAGTGATATTAGTGGGATTATTCATACTTCTAATAGATATTTTACCTCAGGTGGTGATTCTATGGCACATGCAATGAAAGGTAATATAGCCATGTTTATTTCAAGTGGTGAAAGAATTAAATTAAATAATTTAACGATTGATACAGTTAAAAGTAATGGCAATTCTGTTGGTACAGATCCTTTATTGGAAACAATTGATAAAAAGGGAGCAGCTTCTTTTGGTCTTGTGGTAACAGGTTCAAAAGATGTAAATCTTAAGTCTATTAATATAAAAAATATTTTTGCAAATAACGGTGATTCTATTGGTATTATGATAAAATCATCTTCAAATACCTCTTATAATAATACTAGTATTAATAATATAACAACCAACGACAATAATTCCATAACAAAAATAATATTACAAAATTAATTATTATACAAATGATATAAAAATGATTATAACTATTTTATTATATGGAATCAACTGAGGAAGAATGTTATTTCTTTATTTTTTCATCAAAAGAAGATTATAAAAAAATGGTTTCGACAATGATATCTGATATAAAAAGTAAAGTTACTTTCACAGAAATTTTAAATAAATTATTGTTGTATGATGGTATATCCAGTGTATATAAATTATTAAACATACAAGACACATTATTAAATCATATAAATAAAATAACAAAAAATAGACAAATTGAATGGACCAACGATGTTTGTTGGAATATTTATAAAAATGTTTGTGTTTCATTCGATTCTCTACCATTTTCTGTTTTAAAAATAATGACGTTATATAATTTGGAAAGTTTTCTTTTTAAAATTATATTTAATTCGTTATCAAGTATTGATAACGAAGGTTATTTAGATTTTATAGAAGAAAAAAATATTTATTTGGATGAAGATTCCGATTTAGTTGAAGAGATAAATGATGAAATTTCAAACGATGAAATTTTAAATGATGAAATATTTGATGACGAACAACTATAAATATAAAGATTGATTTGTTACAATAAACTTTAATGTTTTTTCTCTAATAATTTTCATTTTTTCAATAAGTTCGAAATTATTTTGAATGAGTGAAACTTTTTCTATTTCATCAACAATATTATTAATCTTTAATATGGATTTAATAATTTTACCAAGCGACATCCCATATAGTTTCATTTCCGAAATATATTTATAACAGTCTTGTGGGTTATTGCAGTGTTCAAACCAATTAGTCATAAAATCACACAAATTATAATGTATACCATCTAGATATTCCGATTGTATATCTTCCAAATTCATATTTAATTGTTTGTCGTAAAAGTATTTATGTTCTTTTTCAATGTTTTCAATCGCATTTATTATTTTTTTTGTACAATTCAAATTATTTTTATCATGAATACTATTTTCATCACTTAGTTTTACATGGGTAAAAATACTTAATATACAGGCTATTTCAATTGGTTCAAAACTATTAAGAAGCCTTTTTTCCAATATATTCGCCATGACTAAAGGATGTAGTTCGTTAATATTTGACGCAATTTTCCCCCTCTCTGTAAGTTTATAATTTTCGATTTCTAATGAATTATACATAGTTAACATATTTGTTTCATTTTCTTTAACAATAAAATGTTCTTCTTCAAGTAATTGTAAAATGTTTCCTATTTCATTATTTACATATTCACTCACGTTTTTTAAATTATTTTGAGTTTTAAATATTTCATTTTCTTTTTCTTTCATAGAAAGGAATAACTTATAATTATTATCAAATTGCTTTGATTTATTTTTAATATTTTTCATTTCAAATAACAACCCCTTCCTTTTTTTTCTATGAACAATGTTAATTTTATCTTCTATTTCTTTGTATTTTTCCATATCTTCAATACTCATTGATGCATTTTTTATCATTTCTGTTTTATTTTTAACTTTTTCTTTTAATGAAATCAAAATATCTTTAAAAATATTAATTTGTTTGTCCAATGAATCTTTAACTAAGCTACTATCCACAAATGTTTGGAAATTATTATTACCAATTGAAATGAGTTTTAAAATAATATTTACATTGATTTTAAATTTTGATTCCATAATTGCTGGTTTTGATGAAAATATTTCTCTCATTATTTGAACAGGTGGTTGGCTGTTTTGGATACCATAAAAATTTGTTAAATGGAAAATATATCCCTTTTTATCAATTCCTCTTCTTCCGGCTCTTCCAGACATTTGAGTATACTCATGTGATTTAATAAACCTAAATCCTTTATTTGAGAATTTTTTCATGGATGTAAATAAAACACTTCTTGTCGGCATATTAATACCTACTGAAAATGTTTCAGTAGCAAATAACAATTTAATATATCCCTTTGAAAATAGAATTTCTATCATCTCTCTAAAAACTGTTGCCATTCCAGCATGATGATAAGCTATTCCTTTTTCTAGAAGTTTTACCAATTTGACATATTCAGGTAAGTTAATATATTCTTGGTAATTTGGTAATTTCATCATAATGTTTCTACAGGATTGTTCCATTGTTGATGGTACTTTAGATTCTGAATCAAATAATACTTTTGTTATCGTACTAGCATATTCTTCACATTTTTTTTGTGAAAATACAAAACAAATTGAAGGCATTAAGTCTTTTCTATACAAATAATCAACAATTCTGTTTAGTACAAATTTTTTATCTACCCAAATATTATTTTGTTTGAAATACTTCAATACCTTGTTTATTTTACTATAGGTAATATCGTCGAAATCGGGGTTCTTCAAAATAATTCCATTCTCGTAAAAATTATTATCTTCTATCAAATTTTTAATTTCTTTTGGGAATTTTTCTAGTGTTGATGGTGGTAATGTTAAAAATGAATAATGTGTTAAGGGAACAACTCTTTTTTCATTTGGACATAACCAAACCGGTTTTTTCTTTATCTTTTCAATCCAATTACATAGTTTTTCCGGTTTGTGAATTGTAGCAGATAAACCAATAATTTGCACATGATTTGGTATCATCATTATTGATTCTTCCCATACATGTCCTCTGTCTGGATCATTTATATAATGAACCTCGTCAAATATTACACAACCCAATTCTATACTTATATCCATTTCAAATAGTAATTCCACTTGCTTTGATTCCAATGAACCCTCCTCTATCATTTTCCTTTGATATAACGTATTTAAAAGACATTCTGTTGTCATAATTAATACATCCGCTTCTGGGTTGAATTTAATATCACCAGTAATAATCCCAAAAGATATTTCCGGAAATTTTTTTTGAAAATCATTGAATTTTTCATTACTCAACGCCTTAATAGGTGTTGTATATATTGATTTTTTACCTTTGTCTTTAAAATATCTTATTGCAAATTCTGCGGGTAATGTTTTTCCAGAACCGGTATGTGCTGTAATTATTGTATTGTTTCCAGACTGGATAGATTCCAACGCATATTTTTGAAAATTGGATAATTCAAAAGTCCAAGCTTTGAAAGCATTATTTTCTTTATCATAAGGTTTATCACAAATTACAGTCATTATATTATTAATAATTCATAAATATTTCTTAATATATTTATCAATTTATTTAATTCCTTTTTTACGTTCCTTTTTGTATATGTTAAATATATTGAAATATAAAAAAAATATTATATTCATTATTCAAATTCACATAAATATATTTCATCTGTTTTTTTATCATATATACCAATTGGTTTTTGTTCCATATTTAATAATAAATTTTTAATACCAGCATATGCACCCTTCTCGTCATAAATATATTTCAAATTTTTTATTTTAATAAAATCAAGTTCCACTTCTTCACCATTTTCCACCCAATTTTGCGTGTTTTCTATACCGTAATGTTTTGATAATTCGATTCTTTGTTTTAAAAATGAGACATTATAATACCTACGCAACAATACACTATTAAATCTTAATTCTACAATCAATTCTATATGTTGTTTTACCCATTTTTCATTAAAACGCATTTTTTTATACTCTTCATCAATCCCAAACCCCCGTCCACTTTTATTATAACAATATACATCAACTATTTTACAAGTGTAAATATTACAATCCATCGTTTCATCTTCTATTAAAGAGACACCGCTATTCATACTAGGTATTAATACATTTATAGGTAATTGTAGTTCCTGTCCATAATAATACTCTGTTAGGAATTGTTGCTTCAATTCTCTTTCACATTTGGCAGAGATTTTCCGTTCTCTTATGAGTTCATTGGAAATACGTAATTTCTCTTCTGCTTTTTCCTTTCTTGTTTTTAACGCTATTTTAAAATTTATTTCTAATTCTTTTTTACTCAAATAATTTGCTTCCTCCGGATGGGTCTTTTCAAACTTTTCTATATTACGTAACCATTTGGTGACCTTTGATTTTCTTGCATTTCTAAAATTTGCCGAGTTTATTGCTCGTTTTTTTTCGTTTTTTAGAAATCTTTTAATATTATAAAATTCTCTGTTAAACCCACCTTTCAAAAATTGTTTTAATACTTTATCCATATTTTCCCATTTGTCAGAACAAAATTCATAGATATATCTTTGTATATCTTCAGGTAAAATAAACATCGTGTTTTATAATACCATTATCTTATATTTTTAGATTCAATTTATTAAAATCAAAGAAACCATATAAATTGAAATATTATTTTACACAATGTAAAATAATATAAACATAACAAAGAAAAATACCGACAACATTATGTCATTACAAATTATAAAAAATAAAAATATGAAATTATATATCAAGACCATAATTTACCTATGTAAAATCTATTTTTCAAATAACAATATTTATTATTAATATATAATTTCATATTTTTTATTATTTTTATTTTTTTATTATTTTCAGATTTCAAATATTCATTATTTTCCTTAAGAACTTTAACTTCTTTTTGTAATTTTAAATTTTCTTTAAGAATTTTATTAATAACATAAATTTTTTGAAAAGATTTTTCTCTATTAAGTTTTAATATATCATCTTTATATTTTTCATTAAAAATTTGAATTTCGTTTTGTACGTTGGATAAATTCTTTTTTAATAAATTACTATTTATTGACATATATATTATAAATATTATTAAATTATACCACTTTTTTTTCTCATGAAAATGGCAAAACTCCAACACAATGATGGAGAGGGGTCCAAGTGTCCTTCCAAACATTACATTTGATCCAACTTCTTTTCCCTGTTACACTAATTATTTCACATTCACATGATGTCCATCCATTTATAGAAGATTTTTTTGATTCTTTGTAAAAGTTAGAATGTGCTTGAGCAAATGATGTTAATGATTTATATTCAATATTATTATATTCAATGCATTTATTAATAGTATTCCATTTACCAATCCAACAATTACTTTGTCTAACAAGTTTGTGACGAATTCGTTGATCATTGGTAAAACAATATTCTCTTTTTTCTCTTCTCTTCTTCTTTGCTATTTTTTTATCTTCCTCTTTTTTTAACTCGTCAATTTCTTTTTCATCATTTCTTGAATATTTTATAGGTTCCCAATCTATACCATCACACAATGAAAATATATTTTTTATTTTACTTAATTCAGAACTAAAAAACTCTCTAGATTGATTATGTCTTTCATTTTTCAAAAGTTTGTGGATGCTTTTTTCTTTTTGCATAGGTTCATTCACGTTTTTTGCAAATTCAATAACAAATGGCTCTGGAACACCCGTTTTATAAAGTTCTTTTGCTCTACTTTCGGGAGTCTTTTTTGTCATCCCGATTTTATATAAATTTGGAATGGAGGGATTTGATAAACAATAAATCCATCCATTTAATAATAATTTTTTAGTAGTCATGATATAATTAATATATTTGATTTTTTATATTATTTTAATAATGTATATGGAAAATCATATTTTACTTTTTAATACTATACTTTTTTGTTGTTTGATAGTATCTTTTTTGATATACAAAAAGGCCTATATCAAAGGGAAACTAACATGTAATAATTTTATTTTAAACAGTTATTTGTATATTTTATTGTCTTTGTTACTTATTTGCAATGTTGTTATTTTAGCAGATAAGAAAAATGGATTGCGATTTTTTAGACAAAGAGGATTTTTCTGGATTTTACTTTTCTTTTCTTTGGCGTTTTTATTTTTAACAATGTCAATAGACCCAAGGAAAACAGTATTTAAACACTTGTCTTGGTTAGTCTGGATAATAACAATGGGTATAACAATGTATCCAATATATTTGCGTTCAAAGCAAAACGGTGTATTTTTAAGTTCATTGGCTGTTACTTTTGCAATGGTAGCAACTCTAACTACTGTAGCGTTTTACAGACCAGATATGATAGACCTAAAAATGGGTCCAATATTATTGGTTTTATTGTTAAGTGGTATATTATTGAAAATATTTACCGCAATTTTTGCAAAAAGGAAAACCGCAAATAATATTTCATATTATACTTCTTATGTATTTATAGTATTGTTTTCATTATTTATATTGTATGATACAAAGAAACTACAAGTCAACGCCAAAAAATGCGTAATCCCGGATTACATTAATGAATCGATGGGTGTATTTTTGGATGTGCTTAATTTATTTTCTAGTATTTCAAGAAGTAGAAGCAGGTAAAAATTGAAATGTTTTTTATTTTATTTAATTATAATAAAATAAAAAATGGAACAACATTTAAAGGCTGTATATGGTTTTAATAATTTTAGAGATTATCAAAGGGATATAATAAGTGACTTGTTGGAAGGAAAAGACGTGTTTGCTATTTTACCTACAGGAGGGGGCAAATCTCTTTTATATCAGTTTCCTGCAACCTTTACAAAAAAAACAACTATAGTAGTTTCTCCCCTTATTTCTTTAATGAATGATCAATGTATGTATTTAAATTCCATAAATATTAACAGTGTTTGTTTGAATTCTGAAACAAATATTGATATTTCTCAATATAAAAATTATAAAATTATTTATGCAACTCCCGAATTCATCACAACACGAATTAAAAAAATTATGAAAATTAAAGAAGAAATAGGTTTATTTGCAATAGATGAATCACATTGTGTATCACAATGGAGTCACGATTTTAGACATAGTTATATGGAATTATCAATAATTAAAAAGACATTTCCTTCAATACCATTATTAGCGGTAACAGCTACAGCGACACCAAGAGTTATAAAAGATATTTTTACTTTATTAAATTTAACAGATGTAAAAGAATATCTTTTGGGTACAAGAAGAACCAATTTAGAAATTAGTGTACTGCCAAAAAAGGATTTTGATAAATGTCAATTTACGGAACAAACCATTATTTATGTTTTAACACGTAAAGTATGTGAAAGTTTATATAACGACCTAAGGAGAAAAGGTATAAAAACCGGTTATTATCATGGTGGAATGAGTAAAAAGGAAAAAGATACTAATCATAAGTTGTTTACTAATGGTGAAATTCTGGTTATTGTTGCAACGGTTTCGTTTGGTATGGGTATTGATAAATCTGATATAAGAAGAGTTATTAATTATGGCGTTCCAACAGATATTGAAACATATTACCAAGAAATAGGGAGAGCGGGTAGAGATGGATTGCAAAGTAAAGCAGTTCTCTATTATTCAACTGGAGATTGGAGAACAGTCATGTTTCTTATAAATCTGTCAGATGATCCAAAACAAATAGCAATTAAGAAAAAATCAATGAATACATTGCGAAAATATATTGAAGAAAAATTTATTTGTAGACAACAAATAATCGAATATTATTTTAAAAATGGAGAATTTCCAACAGAAGATAAACTAAAAAATATACCCAAATGTAATATGTGTGATAATTGTATTGGACACACAAAAAACGACCTGGTTGATATGAGCGAAGAAACAAAAACAATATTTAAAATTATCGGAAGACAACATAAAAATAATGGATTTACATTTGGGATGACAAAAACAGTTGACATGGTAAAAAAACATATTTTGTTTGATAAACGACATAAATCATGGATTAAAGAATTAATTAATATCCTTATTAACAAAAATATATTAATTCGATTAAATAAAAAATTTGGTCCAATTATTACTACAGGTAACAAACCAACACTATTACCAATTAATATTAGAATTGAAAATAAATTTGTTAATCAATTTGTAAAAATGGATTATTTAAATGACCTAAAAGAACTCCGGAAAAACCTAGCCAAGAAAAATAATCTAATTCATTCCGAATTTATAAATGAAAGAGTTATTTTAAATATACACGAAAAAAAACCGAAGACACTATCCGAACTTTGGAAAGTTGATGGTATATCGAATGAATTTATTATGAAATATGGTAATGAATTTATAGATAAATATAAAGGGATTATTACACCAAAAAAATCTAATGGTAAAAAAAAAACAAATTGTAAAAAAAATAACGATACTATTTTAAAATATTACAATGAAGGTAAAACCATGGAAGAAATTTCAAAAATTACTAACAAAAATTTAAGATCAATCGAAGAAAGTATGTTAAATATATTTGAATTCTATGATATTGATATTGACCCAGATTATTTTGGTTTAACAGAAGAAAACGAAGAAGAAATTAAAAAAGTAGTTAAATTTAATAATTTCCTTCGTCTTAAACCAATTAAAACAAGGGTAAACAATAACATAACTTATTCACAAATAAAATTATGTTTGTTAATTATTAAAATTGAAGGTACAAATTAAATAAATTAAATAAATAAAAATGTGTAGATATCATTGTGAATTTAAAAAATGCAATTGTAATCAATTCACATCTAATTCTAAATTATGTATTATTTGCAATCATGCTAATATATGGCATTCAAAAAAAAGTAAATCTTTACCAAAGGATGGTAAATTTCAATTTATTTCTTCAAGGAAAAAAACAAGAAGACCTCAATATACTAACGATATTATTTTTGCGCAAATATTTGCGCAAAAATTTACTCCAGAAAAAATACCAATTATTGAAGTTGTTGAAATTGACCCCACGCGATTTTGTCAAGAAGTATGTGTATTACCTGTTTAGATTATTTTATAATCTTTATTTAGTTTTAGTCCAAATCCTTCAATATAAGTAGCAAATCCTGCTACAAAATAAGTACTTCCATTGCAATTTTCACATTCAATATAGCCGTGGTTTGTACCAAAACCAGTAAAATATCCTATTATGGATTTTTCATTATCGTAAACAAGGTCTCCCTTGTTTATTATTTTTTTTTCTACAAAATAAAATGTATGTATTAATTCTTTGCAAGTTTTCATATTTTTCAATTAATTCTTTTTTAAACTATTTGAATAATTAAAATATTTTTATCAATTTTATATAAAAAAAGAATTAAGAATTAATTTTAAATAATTATATATGAATAGCGTTTTAAATTTGGATATAGATGACAAAGATAAATTATTAATTTTAAAGAGACAAATATCAATAGTCGAAGAAAGTATAGAAAAAGAAAACGAAAGGATACGTAATTTAGATGAAGGGTGTTCTATAGCATTATTAGAAGAATTAATTAAAAATATAGATGAAACTTTGAACGATGAAGGTGGTACAAACAATAGAGAATACTTTGTAAAAGAGTATATTAAAAGAGAATTTGGGGGTTTAAATACACCAGAAGGATTAAAATATTACAAAGAAAAGAGGAAATGGATAATGGAACCCGGAAAAAAAAATGGCTATCATGTAAAGGACGGTAAGATTACATATAAGGAATTTTTCAATAATCAAGAATATTTAGGAACAGATTCTTATGGACATCCATTGGAAAAACCGTATGAGTTATATTATAGAATGAACCCATTATTAAAGTATGTATTGAATTCTATAAAAAAATTAGAAGCAAAAAATAAAATTTATAATTTTAAAATTGATAAACATAATACACTTATTGAAAATTTATTAACCAATGTTGGTTCATTAAATAGAAAAGTTGAATATTTGAAAAAGGAATTAGATAAGAATTCTCAATAATTTATTTTTTTTGAAAATTGTTCAAAAGCCACGTTATACATGCTGTACCAGCACCAATCCAAATTGCTATATAATGTTTACCCAATTCGTATTGAACTGTATTAGCAAATTGACACATTGGTGAACCCAGAGTAATAAATGTCTGCATCAGTCCGAAAAAACCCCATGGTGCACAGTATTTTGCATATAATTGTACTGTAGACCAGTGTAATAATACTGTAAATGAAACAATTAAACCAAACATTGAAATTGGGTTATTGAAATTTGATTTTACGTAATTAAGAATCTTTGTCATTTTTTAATACTTCATTTATATAGTAACAATTTTTAATCAATTTATATAATATTTAAAACAATATAGAGAATAATGTTCATATAATATTATAATGAGTAATCTAGGAAAGGTAAAATGGTTTAATAATAGAGCCGGTTTCGGCTTTGTAACATCTTTGGACGGTGAAAAAAAGGGTGAAGATATCTTTGTCCATCATTCGGGCGTTGTCGTTTCAGCTGAACAGTACAAGTATCTTGTACAAGGAGAATATGTTTCATTCGATATGAAAGAATCAAATAATAGTGACCACCCTTTCCAGGCTGGTAACGTAAAGGGAGTTCTTGGGGGGAAATTAATGTGTGAAACAAGAATGGAGAATAAGAGAGATGACCAAGATGAAGGCGGACGTAGTAATAAAGAACAAAGAGGTAATGATGACGGGTCATTGTTGAAGCGTGGTGATGGAAATCGTCATTCTAGAGGACGAGGACAATCTTCGAATTAAATATATTTTAAAAATTATTAATTAAAATATATTTAAAGATAAACTACAAAAATGTAGTATAATGAATGAAAAAAAAACAATTGAAGATGTTAAGAAAGGAGAAATTTTGAATAATGAATTTAAAAACTTGGTAAACACATTAGGTTCTTTGAAATCGCAAATCACAATGACTTTAAACCAGGTTAGGGTGTTGGAAAAAAATGTGAACAAGAAAATTAGAGTTTTAGAAAGGAAAATCAATAAAAATAAGAATAAAGGTAGTAGACAACCTTCTGGTTTCGCACTACCAACAAAGATTTCAAATGAATTGTGCGAGTTCATGAATGAACCGCTCGGTGTAAGTATGGCTAGAACCGAAGTTACACAGTATATTATCCAATATATTAAAACTAAAGATTTACAAGATAAATCAAATGGTCGGAGGATTAAACCAGATAATGCATTGAAAACTCTTTTAAATATGAAACAAACAGATGACCTTACTTATTTTAATTTACAAAAATATATGAATCAACATTTTGTTAAAGGAGCATAAATTATCGTAACTTTAAAAATTTAAAAATTTTAAAAGTTCACTTTTATATTCGTATGCCGTTTTACATCCACTATAATCTCTCAGTTTTTCCATATCCATTAATAAATAGTCCACCAGACCATAATTAAAATCATTACACTTTAGTTTATACATTTCGTAATTTAAATCTTCCCTATTTATACCATCCATATAAAGGGGGTTCGCCTTTGTTGAATCAAGTGTTTTATCACTATATGTAAAGTTAAGGATTATAAAATATTTACTTTTCTTTTTATATTTATTGGTTGTAATATTTATATAAACATCACAATACTTTGTTTTGATATTTTTATTATGAAATCTAAAAATCTTTGTCACCATTTTGTTTTATTAAAATAATATTAGAAAACTTATTTATGTTTCAATTTAAATCAATAAAAAATTGATTAATAAATTTCATAATTTTTTCCATTATATAAAATATATATATAATGGGTTCAGGAGCTTCTTCTAAACTTGTGTGTCCAAGTGATTACGATAAGGATAAATTTTCTAAAATTAGAAATTTATTTGATCAGTTAGATAATAACGGTGATAATGTTGTTGAATCTTCCGAATTAGATGGTATTTCAAAACTCCATGTTCAAAATCAAATTACCGAACTTGAAAATAAAAAGAAGTATGAGATTTCTAGAAGAAAAAAAGTTAATGAATTCATTATTAACGACGCAAAAAAAAAACAAAATGAAATTCAAAAGGAAATGTTTAATAGTAAATTTAAAAATGAATGTTATTCAAATAATGAACTAATAGCATTTAATATGGAAATTGGATGGTTAAATAGACTTGAAAGAGAAAAACGAGAAATATTGTTTCTTAAAAAAGTTTCAAATAAAAAAGGATTTATTGATTTTTGGAAGTTTTTTGAATATATGAAAAATAGGACACATGATATCAAAAATATTAATTAATTGTAAACGAAGAGTTCATTGTAACAAAGATACATAAAATTATAGATTTATGTAAGTTTATAAAATTGAATCATTTTTTACTTTATAATTGTTTATAAAGTAAAAAACAAAGATGATAACAGTTAACAAAATCAAAGTTCTATCATGGATTATTGGAATTATTATATTTGTATCCAATTTTGAAATTGTTATCGCAGATGATGAAGATGATAAAACCGCGGTTGGTGAATTAGTTCGCATGACTATTGAAATTATTATAGGGTTTGGTATTGAAACTTGTTCGCAAAATCCGTCGTGTAATTACTTTCTCGTATGGGTCGTATTCTTTATTATATTTATTGCTTCCATATTAATGGTCTTCTGTAGATATAGACCAGAAATTAGTGGAAGAGATTTACAAAGTGGGTTAAATATGTATATAGGGATGAGGTTAGCTAGAGATTGACTCTATATAAATTGAATTAATTTTATAATATATATTTTTTATTCATAAAATGGATAAAATTACTGAAAAAATAAAACAAATTTTTAACCAATTTGACAAAAATAAAAATGGTTATTTAGATAAAAAAGGACTTAATTCGTTATCAATAGCTCTTAACAACCCGTTATCTCCAGCAGAGTTACAAGATTTATTTAAACAAATGGACAAAGATAATTCCGGTAAAATTTCTTTGGATGAATTTATTGAATATTATTTGGAAAATTAAAAAATTGAAATTAATTAATATATTTTTTTTATACAAAAAAAAATGGAAGAACGCACAGTACAAGATGTATTCGATGATGAAAGAAATAACTATAACCGTATAAAAGAAATAGAGGAAGAATTGGAAATGATAAAAGATTTGAAAGAAGAATTAAAAGAATGTAAGGAAAAAAAAAATGTATTAAAAACTGAACGAAAAACTCTACAGGTTGATTTATTAAAAGAAAAAAAACTTGAATGGGTTGAATGTGATTTGAATGAGTGGAGAAAATATGTAGAAGATAACTTTTATGACCCGGCAAAATATTATGTTTATCGTTATGATGGTGGTATTCGTCAACAGGGATTTTTTAAAGGTGAATGTAAATTAAATGACAAAGATGAAGAACATTTCCGAGAATATTTTGATGATTACTTTTACTATGGGTGTCCAAATTATCAAGACCAAAATCATCCTAACGCAGATGGGTCAGAGTGTGAAATGGCTTTTGGTGGAGGTGCTGCAGGTGTTCAGTCATTTGTATGGGAATAATAAATTGACAATAATTTTATATAATTTTTTTATATAAAATGAATTCTGAAAAATACCGAAAATTTCTTTTAGAGTACAATTGGGGAAGTAACTTATTTGATAGAAAAATATATGATGTAGATTTTTCAGAACAAATTGATAACACACAACTTTTTACAGTTGATTTACAATTAAGTCATCCATTTGTTTTAACCGAAAGAGGTTTTTGGGTAAATTATAATCAGTTATGTGTAGGATATGAAATGGTAGGAAACACAGAAATTTTTAGACCAATATTTTCAAAAAAACGTCAAAATTTAATAAATAAATTAAATTTTGAAATAATACGAAGACCGTATTTCTTTGAGTTATGTAAACTGATTAAAATACCAATAGATTGTGTTAAAATTATAGTAATATTTATTTTATAAATTATTATAAATTGAAAATATTTTTTTTTAATTACTATCAATAAATATTATTACACAATGCAAAGAATTTTTAAATTTGGTATCCAACAAAAAACATCTAATCATGAAGCATTACATGAAAAAAACAAAGAAAGTGAACAATCTATTTGTCGTAGGGCAATAAATCAAAGAAAATTAAAGTTTGGGTTAAATTTTGGTGAAATTGTAATAGAACAAATAGATATTAAAAAACCTAAAGAAGAAGAAGAAGAAGAAGTATTATTGAAATGTTGTTTGTGTAACGAACAATGTGTTGATATTATGATAAAATATGTTAACTGTAGATTAAAGGGTATAAAAAATAAAAAAATTGGTTATTATAAATATTGCGATACTGCTATCTGTACAAATTGTATAAAAAACCAGGAACAAAATATTATAAATGGTGATGTTGTTAGGTTTAAGTATGAAAAAAAAATAGGATATCGTAAGAAAAAAACAATTTATAATACAGGTAAAATTTTGGCTTGTTACAAAAATGGAAGTGATATAATTTACAACATTTATTGTACAAAAGCTAGTCTTTTTCTTAAAATAAAACGAAAGGATATAATGTATAAATTAAATACATGTCCTTGGTGTGAGTCTCATAGATTGTGTGATTGGCGTAAAAATACTAAAAAATTTCCAAAAAAAAAGAGAAGAAAATAAATATTATATTAATAGAGTGTGGATTGACGATTCATTTTTTTTTATATCTTTAAAAATGTGATAATTAATAATATTTTAAAAAGCAACCAGAATAAAAGATATTAATACATATGGAAAGGTAGAATTGAATCAGGATATGTATGTGATTTCTTATACTATTCATAGATATTCATTTAAATAGTTATAAACGAAAAAAAATAGATTATGCGCTTTTGT